ACGGTTGTTGAAAAACCAGCAGTAAGATTGTCGGCAGTGTCAGCTTTCAAAGTGTCTGCGTCAAAAGCTTGTACGTCACTTCCTATTGCTACACCTATAGAAGTACGAAGTGTTGCACCACTTTCTGCAACTGGATCAGTTGTACCATCACCAACGATCATCTCACCGTTAGCTAGTACGGCCATTGCTGTAATAGCTCCTGTGCCTGATCCTAAAAGTACTCCACCATCTGTTAAACTAGATGCACCTGTACCACCATCGGCAACAACTAAATCAGTAATACCTGTTATTGCTCCTCCTGAAATATTTACAGAATCAGAAGCTTGAGTAGCAATAGATCCAAGACCTATAGAAGTACGTAGTGTTGCACCGCTTTCAGCTACAGGGTCTGTTGTTCCATCTCCAACAATCATTTCTCCATCACCTAATACTGCCATAGCGGTGATTGCGCCAGTTCCATTGCCTAAAAGAACACCGCCATCTGTAAACGTAGATGCGCCTGTTCCTCCATTTGCAACAGTAAGATCAGTACTAAGAGTTAAGCCTCCAGCAATGGTTATGTTACCTGATGCGTCCATTGTAAAGTCGCTTGTATCTGCTAACGCAGTAGCGGAATGAATTTTAAAGGTGTTACTATCAGAATCATCAAGACCCATGATATAACTTGTTGTACCACCCTGCTGAAAAGCAAAAGTTACATCTCCAGATCCATCTGCTACATTAGCCTTATAACCTGCAGAAGTAATGACTCCGCTTGTTGTATCATCTCCACTATTAACGAGAAAAGAATCGTCTACGTTAAGAGTGTTAGTAGCTAAGGTAATATTAGTTCCAGCAACTAAAGCTGTTTTATTAACTGCTATTGCAGCACCTGATGCTACACTTGCGTTTACTACGGCATTAGCTGCTAACTCATCTGCACCTACTGCGTCATCAGCTAACATAGCGTTCTCTACTGCACCGTTGGCAATAGTAATAGCACCTCCTGAAGACATAGTAACATCGCCTGATACAGCTACTGGATTAAAGTTTGTACCGTCAGCTACTAATATGTGACCACTGGTGTTTGTTCCCATTGTCAGGTCATCACCTGATATTGTCAAATCACCTGCTATAGTTACACCACCTGCGAATGCTGCCACAGAACTTGCTACAGTTGCGTGTGGTGTTAATGTCATGTGTGTTACGTGTGTACCTGCAGAGTTTATATCGTTACCTAATGTTAGTACACCGCCATCTGCTACATTTAACTTCCACTCATCTCCAGCATCATCACCTTCATCAGCACACAACGTTATAGCTAGTGCTGCACCTTCTGCAGCTTTAATACGCAAAGAGTCTGTAGTAGTTTCGTCATAACCTATTAGTACATTAGAGTCTGTTCCAAAGATAATGTTCTTGTTATCAATGACCATTATGTCATCGTTGTATTTAAAGTAATCTTCGTCTTCCATCCACAACAATACACCATCGTTTGTCTCACCATCAAACGTTACAGTGATGTCTGTACCTGCAGTTGCTGCACCAATAGTAATAGAATTACTACCTGTCAACTTAGATAGTGCGCCACCGTTACCTGCTGTACCATCGTGAGTGTGACCACTCGTTCCAAAAGCAGTTACTAAGGCATCAAATTCATCATTTGAATCTGCAGCACTAATAGTGTCGCCTGTGGTATAACTGCTTTGTCTTGAAGAATAACCTGTCATTACATTCTAGCTCCTGGAGTAAACTCTAACTCAAATCCTTTTAATGTGATTGGTGGATTAGCAGATGAATCTTCTACTCTTATCACAACCGTAAAACCACTTCCTTCTACACTTTGTCTTACAATAGGAATACCTCTTGCACCGTATGCTGATGTACCGTATGTACCTGTACCATATACTGCTGCAGAACTTTGAGTTGTTAAGCTATAAGCTGCAGGTTGTGGAACACTGGTATCTTCAAAGTCATACTTTACAAACAGTGAAGCATTTACAGATCCTTCGGTATCAAAGTTGAGGTTAATACGTTGCATATTCTTTCGTATACCTGCATCACCCATTGTAAGATCTGGTGAACGGTATATTGCGTCAATGTTAGTACCTGAGAATGTAGTTCCTGAATCTTGTTGATATACGTATCCATCATATCCTCCGTGTACAATAGTCTCTGTTGTTCCTATAAAGTCTGAGTCACAACTAGCAGGTTTAATACCTTTTATGTCAGAGTATTCCCACCCAATCTGTCCTTGAGGATTAGACTTGATAACACCAATTACGCCTTTTGCACTTGGTTCTGTTCCACCTGTTGCTGGAAAGAATAACCTATACTGGCTTTTGCTTCTTATAATAGTAGAAGATATGTTATCAAATCCAATAGAATTAATACGTTCTTGTATTTGTTTAGAAACTGTGCCTAATTCAACGTCACCAATTCTTGCTGTACCAGCGATTGTTCTAAGTCCGTCTGGTGCAAGAAAGATAACGTCACCGCCAATCTCTTGTACGCTGTTGCCATCGCTACAACCAACGTTACGAGATATAGGTACTACAGCAAAGTCTGAACTTGAACTTCCAGACATCTTGTAGATACGATCTTTACCAAATATGATAAGGTCTTCACGGAAAGACTTGAGTGCAACTACCTCTGTGTCTACTTTTACGTTACCTGATCCTGATCCTGTGTAATCTGTGTCACTGAACGGAACAGTATATTGCACTTGTTGTTTAGCTGCAGATGCTCCTGCATAAAATAGATGATTCTTAAAAGCTGCTACAGAGGTTGCGTTTGCTGGTGCGCCAGTAGCATTTAACAACGTACCTGTACTAGATCCTGTCCACTTTGCTGGTACATTAGCACCATCTACCCACACTATTGTGTCAGTTCCGCTAAAGTTATACTTTTCAAAACGTGGTCTAACTGGTGTAGTTGCTTGTGTGTAGACCGCAGACCAACTGCTTCCTGTGCTATGTTTAACAGCAGTTCCAGCTATTGCTAGTACACCGCTTGCAAATACTGAAACACCTGTTACCTTTGCAGAACCGTTGACCTGTGTGCTTGAGTATTTTGCTGTTCCATCAAGTCGCCTGTAGCCACCTTTAACAGAAGGTTCAAAGTTCTGCAAAATAGTAGAAGCTCCCACAGGCATAGTGTAAACATCTCTATCAAGAACTAGACCACCTGATGTTGTAACAACGTATGGTGAGATATATTCTGGTTCTGTTACTTGAGGCATTCTTAGTCCTTATTATACTTTGCTACTCTGCCACCATTTGCATATTTACGACCACGATATACTGTGCCACCTTTATTATAAGCAGGTTTGCTTTCAAGAAGAGTAGAAATAGCACCTATAATGGGAATGCTTTTTAATAAAGCTTTTTTACTTATTTTTTTTGCTACTTCTTTTGCCAGCTCTCTTTTTATTTTCTTTTTTGTTGGAACTTTAGGTTTTTGACCTGCACCACCTCTAACGTCATACTTTATCTTATCTTCTAAAACATTTTGTTTATAAGTTTTAGTTTTATCAAAATCTGGCGGTTCTGGATCATATGGATCTGATGGCTTCAACTTACTTAACGCACGGTTTACTGCTGCTTTAACAGTTTTAGGCCTGTCTTTACGAATTGTTTGTCTTTGTTTTCGATTAGCTTTCTCTTCAGCTAAAGATGTTTTCTCTTCTACATCTGCTCGTCTTATTGCATCGCTTTGTTGCACACCCTTTGAGACTAACCTACCTTGTTTATTTCGTATAACCTCTAGCTTTTTCTTCTTTGGCGTTTTCTTCTTTGGTGAAGACATGTTTATATTCCTATGTGTTAACTTTCAAAAATCTTCCTGATGATCGAAGTCCTCTTGGATACATATAGTTCTTTCTGTTGAGAAGTTCGATACGCATTCTTTTTATACCAGTAAGAAAATCTTTCTCTGCTAGTTGTGTTCCTGCAACGTTTGCTCTCATCATATATGTGTAGTACTTTGCTCTGTTAACTATTGTATCGTGAAAGCGAACTGGTAAAAGAGGTACATCGGTATATTCAGAAAGATCAGAGTGTGTTCTATAGTACTTGTATGTTACGCTTAGTATTCTGTCAGGTATTGGTGAAATACCATACTTTTCATCTGAAGTCTCATAAACATATGTAGGCATAGAAAATTGGTTCTTTGAAGTCTGATTGAGATCTATTTCAGAGTAACTATCAAACCATTCATCGTGTGAGATGTATCGCAGCTTACGTGGACTTTCATTTTCTACAACCTCTACGGTGTCTATCTCTGCATTGTTTCCACCTGACTCTGCAAACCCAATATAAGTCGTAGTAGCGGTAGCGGTAAAAGAGTTTGTTTGCCATTCACCGTCTCCTGTGTTGGTAACGCTTAGTGTGGTGCTTAAATTCTGTGTTCCACCTGATGCAGTACCTACCTTTAGCGTCACATCATTGGAAAAGGTTCGTGTTCGAACAATGTATTCTTTGTTTATGATTGTTTGTACTGTTTGCGTTACTTCAGCAGATGTAAGACGTAACGCACCTGCTACACTTGCACCTGAGTTTGTTGTCTCTACTCTTATTGGACTTCCTGATACTACTGTCCAATCAGATATGGTTGCATCAAATGTACCGTTAGTGATTAAATTCTTTGGCAAAAGCATGAAGGAATCAAAGTCAATCTTACGAAAGTCTGAGGGAAAACTGTACTCTTGCGTACCTGCTACAAGGTTATCAGTTTGTGTAGCAATGAGAAAAGGCCATTCTATCTCAGAGTTGTAGATGTCATTAATTGCTTTGTTGACTACGTTCTTAACCATAGACTGTACACCTCTGGAAGATGTAAAGGTAGTCGATGTTAGCTCTATCTCGTTAAGTTCGTTAAGAACATTATTTACAAGTGTAAGATAATTCATTGTTTAACACTTCCATCTTTTACGTGCTTGTCTTAATCTGCTTTTAGGGTTCTTAGCAGCTTTAGGAAACTTCTTCATTTGACCTGCAGATCTTGCACAATAACTCTTACGTCTTTTAGCTGACTTACTGCCAGCTTTTACTTTGCCTGTTACTGCACCTTTTAGCTTAGAACCTGGATTTGCTCTTTTATGTGCTGCAATACCAGCCTTTGTCATACCTGCTCCACTTTTAGTCGAGCGATAGTTTTTCTTGTTACGTGCTATAGGTTTCTGTCGTTCACCCATATTGACTAGCCTTTATACTTAGATACTCTACCACCGTATGCGTAAGTTCTACCACGATACGCCATGCCACCATGACCCATCATTTTAGGTTTAACGTAACCGCCACCCATATATCCACTAGAAGCTTTCTTCTTTTTCTTTACAGGACCGCCACTCATTTTGCCCTCTGCTTCTTTTCTAACTTTGTCTAAATGTCTTTTTAATTGTTCCGTAGAAAAACCATCATAAGTTGAAGGCTTTCCAAAACCTTGAATATCAATAATCTCTCCAATAATGCTCATATCACTTTCTTCAGCCATCATCTATTCCTTTTAAGTTGCAGCAAATACACGCACGTTGGCGGTACTTCCTGATCCGTTATAACATTCAATACGATCTATTGTATCTGCAGTCCAATTTGTTTCCCAAGTATCGTTCTCAGCAAGATAGTTTGCTTCACTAAAGCTTCCTGCAACATCGCCTCTGTTACGACTTGAATCATCAGCAAGACAAAAAGGAATACCTGCAGCAAGTTTAACAACCCACGCATTCTCAAGATTGCTTCCTGCTACTGTTCCACCTTCGTTACACATAAGCTGTATCTCTACAGCCTGATCTGACTCTATCCAAAGAAAATCAAAGTCTGCAAGCATAGTATCGTTCCATACTTCAGTAAGAGTAGTATTTGTAATACTGTAACGCCTGTCAAAATAGTGCGTTATAGTTATTGAGTCAGTAGCTGTAGTGCTTCCTCCAGTAATAGTGTGCGTATCATCATCTGGAATGTCTACAGTAAAATGAGTTGTGTAACTCAGGGTTGCCATAATATTATCTCCATAATTCTATTTACCCCATTCTTTCTTGAGGTAGTTCTGTACAAGAACGGACTTTACAAATATATCGTTGTTATCTTTTGCTAGATGCTGGTTTACTTCATACAAGTTCTTTAACATGAAAGATTGTTCGTATGACAGGTTAGAAGAGAACCATCCTAAAACGTTTGTTCTTAATCCTTTTGTTACTTCTTTTACACCGTGCGTATATATAATTGGAAAGATAGCAGCTTCACCTGCCTGTAGTTTTCGTCCTACTAATCCTATTTCTGTGTTGAAGTATATCTCTCCACCTTCGTAATCATCGTTTAAGTTTATCGAAAAGCCATAATCAAAGTGTACATTGTTTGACTTTGGATGGGCTTTGAAGTTATCTACATGAAGATTATAGTAGTCATCTTTCTTGTACTGGTTGTAGTAGTTAACTGAAACTCTAGTTGGGCAGTAGACACAATCTACGTAGTGTGCATCGTATATCTTGTTGATTATTAGTTTACGAATGTCTTCTGGTACACTTAATGATTCTTTATTCTGTTTTACTTCTTTTAGTGGCTGTGACTTGTTGCCATTCTTAAAGGTATCTTTTGTAATTGCATCTAAGCAAGTCTGTATTTCATCGTCAGTAAGCAGCTTAATAAACATATTAATTCTTTCACATATAAGTTGAACAAAGCAAGAAAGTGTAGGGTTTTTGAACAGAACCCCACAAAACTGTTAAGTGATTAAGTACCCGTAGATACTGTAGCCGACTCAGTTGGGTTTTTGGAAACATCCGCCAACACAACGTGAATGCGAAATCGCAGTGCTGTTTCACCAGTGGAGCCACCATCTAAGACGAGAGCATCAATGGTATCAGCAGCAGTTACTATCCGTGCGTTAGCAGCAGTTGCGCCAACAGCAGCTTCAAGAAATGGTGAAAAACCAGCAGCACACGCAGAACCGTCAAGAAAACAGTCTACATCACCGCCAGTAAAACCAATATCCATAGTAATCTGACCATTGCCTCGTGCTTCAAGCACTTCTAAACAACCTGAGATTATCATGGTATCTGCAGGAAGATCAATTAATTGAATAATATCACCTCCAACACCACCGCCATCAACAGTATCCCATACAGGAGAAGTCATCACATAAGGCACTGCAGCGTTGGATGGATGTCCAACCGTACCGCCACCAGTAGCCGTTCTATTATAAACAGTCATGATTTATACCCTCCTATGAGCCAAGATCAGCAACGCCAGAGAACACAGCCTTATAGCCAGTGCCACTGCCACGAAGTACTTTACGTCCGAAAACGTGAAGACCACGAACAATGTCAGAGAAACTATCAGGATCACGAATGACTTCCGTCTTAGCAATATGGGAAGCTGTAGCAACTCCGCTCATATGACCATAAAGGAAGATGTGTTCACCACCATTTGTTGAAGCGAATGTATGGTTCGCAGCTACAGCAGCACCACCGTTAACGATAGCGTTAGTCTGATAAAGCTTGAAACCATGTATGAGACGATCCGTTACTTGACCGTTAAAGAGAGCAGAACCTGATTCTCCAGTAACGCTAGCGTCCATGATCTTTGCAGATGCTTGACGTAGTACGTTATAAAACTCAGGGTCAGCTACAAGCCAACGATTTTCGTAAGGGACATCATTTTCATCTAGCACTTTTGCAGCACCGCTGATAACATTAGCAAGTTCATCACCTGTAAGAGTGGTAGATGCACCTGTTAACGGAGAACCGTCTGTACCAGTAGTTGCTGCCACTGTAGCAGCGTTAGAGTAGATGTTCTTTAGAACTTCGTAGTCATATGCTTTCTTTAAGGTGTAAGCACCAGAAGAAGTTGCAAGAGACTCAAAGTTAAGGTGTGAATGACGCTCTTCGATGTCATCAACCTTGAAGGCAAAGTAGTTGCCTTGGTCTACAGTGAGTTGGATTTGGTCATCTGCCAGATCCTGTGTGTTCACTGTAGAACCACGAGTATAAGAAGCAACCGTTATTGTTGGTTCCTTGATTATATTCACGGTGTCGCCAAAGTTCTCAATTTCACCAGAATAGTCGGTGTTGGTAATTGCTTCCGCTACCGAAGATCTTCGAAAGAATTTGAGAACCTTTTGACTGTAGATAGCAGGTACAAAGTTACCACTTGGTAAGTTTTCATAACCTGCTGCAGTTGCATAAGCCATAAGCTTAATCCTTTTCTACAATTAGTAAGGTTTAGTTATTATTTTACAGAGAGTTCACTATTCTGCCTTCTTTAGCTGCCTTGTCGATTTGTTTTTCAACAATGGCAAACTCTTTAGGCTTCAATTTAGAAATCTCAGCAACAGTCCAAACTTTAGTATCATCTTGAAGGTCTTCAATGTAACGCCGTTGTTTAGTCTTTGTTACAGATTCAGCAGCCTTCCTTGGTAATTGTTTGTTCTGTTTGGTTGACCTCGTTTTAGAAACTTGTCCAGTATCAGCTTTGAATAAGTCAATAACTCTAGCAGCCCATTTAGTATCAGTATTGTTTTTGTATATCCCGTCAGATATACTTTGAGGTTGTTCATCAAGCCAATCTAAGAACTGTTGGTCTTCTTTTAAAGTTCCAAAGTCAGGATGCAAACTTAAAAGTTCTTGTTCAGCAGTTTGAACAATAGCTTCTTGTTCCTTCACTTTTAGATCTTCTAATCGTCCTTCAATTTCTTTGACTCTATCACTTGCTTTTAACGATGAGATAGTTTCTACTACATCATAAACATCTGGATACTTAGTTCGAAACTCTTCAAGTTCTTCTTCACTCTTAGGTAACGCTGGTAAAGCTTTACTTTGCTCTGCCATTGATAACTCAGCTTGAAGGAGTTCTTGTTGTTGTTTCCATTCGTTAAGTTTAGTATCGTAATGTTTCTTTAAATCTGAATAACGCTTCTTATAGTCGTGTGCATCAGATTCATTAGTAGCATTCTTTTCAACCAGACCTTGTTTCTTACGTTTAGGAGTAGCCATATCTATGGGGTCTTCAATGTCAGAATCATCATTGTCTGGATCGTCTAAAGTACCTCTATACTCATTTTCGTATGGGGTAGGCTCTAGTTCTTCATTATCCTCTTCTTCAAAATTATCAGTTTCAGTACGGACAGTCATTTTTACCTCTCTTTCGTGGGGCCATGTAACAACATGGGTAGCCAACGGTAGGTTAGCAATGGGGCCAATAACGACATGTTATGTGGGTAGCCATTGACTAGAAGAACATCTTTGCAAACTCTGCATTACGATGTTCTAATTCTTTTAATTCACCGTATCCGTTACGGTAGAATCGTTTATATTCTTGGTGCATTATCTCAGTGTCGTGGTCTAAAGTTCCAGTTACAAACTTAGGAAACTTGCGTAGACCACCGCTACCTAAATTAAATACAAAATCTGTAAATATTTCTTGGCAGTTTTGGCACAGTGCATCGAAGTCACTGCTACCAAACTCTGATATAACATTGCTTGCGCCTTCGGCTGCAATCTGCAAATCAGCTATAAGTAGATTCTCAGCATCCATATCTGATATACCCACTTTCATCCAACTTTCATCATTCTTTAATTTGTGACCATAAGCTATAGTGTCGTTGCCACCTTCAGGTGAAGTATGAGGAAACCACGTTTCACCGTCAAAGCCAGCTTTACCACCGTTCTCTACAAGCTTAACGTATTCTATAAATTCTCCGCGCATTAACATCTTAGGCTGCTACTCTTTTGACAAATCCACCATTATTGTATAGCTGTTCATCTGTTATGCTACCTGCACCTGCCATTTGCTCAGTCATAGCTTCTGGATCTTGTTGGTTACTTGTTTCTGGAGGCATACTAGGTGTAGAGATAAAGTTAGAAGGAGCAGGTGGCTTTATAGTAGGCTTTGGACCTTTGTTAAAGTAGCTTAAATCTCCAACCTGTTTTGTTTCCATTACATCTACAAGATATTTAGGAAGAGATCCTTTAGGAAGATTATTTTCTTTTTCATATGAGTTTCTATTAAGAACAAACAATGCACCGTCAGTAGGATCAGGTAACTTTCTATTCATTAATTGTTTAGCTATTGCTTTGTATTTTAGAAAGTAAGGATCGTCTACCTTTGTTCCTCTTATAGCTCTTTTAAAATTTTCTCTGTGGTTTTTATTTCTTTTGTAGTTTATACCTGCAAATTGATCCTGTTTTAATAAGACTTTCTTTAAATCTTTACCACCGTAACCACCGTCACGAACTCTATTCATAACCATGCTTCCAAAATGTTTTGCTTGCTCTTCTGAATTTTCGTCATCTCGTATTTCGCTTTTCATGATAAGAGCAAAAAGATCTTCAGGAGGTAATTCAGATAGTATTGCCTTGTCTGCTTCTAGCTCTTCATCAGAAACCACAGTACTACCATCTTTGTAACCTTGAGGTGCTGCAAAGCCTTGTTGCACTACACGACCAGTTGGATCAACCATTGGCGGCTGTTGTTTTTGTATACGAGAACGTTCTATTGCTTGTACTTGATTATAAGCAGATTGTGTTGGTTGAGATGTATCTGCTGTTAAAGATTGTTCTACTGATTGTTTATCTTCTTGCCTACCTAAGACAAAACCACCTTCAGCCATCATAGGCATCGGTGCTTTTGGTGCTTCTGCCATCATTTGTGGTGGTGGAGCAGGTGCAGCGTTTTGATTCATAGGCTGTTGCTCTTGCATAGAAGGTTGTTTTTCTTCTTCTAGGCGTTTACGTAACGCAAGACCTTCATCTCGTATCTTATCAAGATACTTTTTGCCACCACCAAAGAACGGAACAAGCATTTTAGGTATGTGGTACTCGTAGTTGCTTACTTTGATTGGTACATCATCCGTAGGATCAATGTCTGTTCCCTTTAAATTAATGTCGTTTTCCATTGCTAACTTTACAGCTTCTCTGGCGTATCGGTTAAGCTGATTAAGACCTGTCAATAGGACTGTCTCGTATGGAAGAATATAATCGCCAGCATCTGCTTCACGGGGTATGTCATCTTTTACTGATTGTTGTCCACCGTTCTGAGGTTGCGCTGCAGCTTGCTCGTTGATCATGCCAAGGTTTTCTATGTCTCCTTGAACACCTTGAGGTTGCTGCGGTTGTTGTGGCATAGGCATCTGTGGTGCTTCACCACCTTCTTGCATTGCTACGCGACCGCCTGAGTTGTAGTAGCCTACGTCATCTAAACCTGCTCCAAAATAGTCTGAATCTACTTGATCTGAAATATCCTCACCAAAAGCAGATCCTGTTGCAGCAGCATCTGTTGTCTGTGAAGTAGCAGTGTTATCTAAATTAAAAAATTGATCACCAACATAGTTTTCTGGAGTTTCTACTACGCGATTGCCACTTCCTACTTTGTAACCTGCGCGATTAATTTCGCCAGTTCCTTCAATTCCATTTTCATCTATATAACGAGCGTAGGGGAAAGTTTTTTGAAATGCAGGCGGCATTGTACTTTTTTCGTAAGATTGACGCTGATCAAAGTGTCTGTATCCTCCTTGAACTGTAGTGCCGTCAGGATTTGTATATCCTCGCCCTTGATCAAGTGCAAACTGTGCCTGAACTTGATCTGCGTAACTATCGAAACCTGCATTTACTGCTGTACTTTGTTGTCTAGTTCTTTCGTCACGCTCAAAATCAGCTCTACTACTTCCACGTACGTTACCGAATTTATCTACAAAAGCATAACCACCTCTTCCATCTCTAACATGGCCTTGTTTACCTGCGTACCTTTCTTGGTTACTCATAAATATGTCATCACCGACTACACCTCTAACACCTCCAGCAAACTTGTCAAAAGCCTTTTCAAACATATTTTTTTCTTTGGCATCGTTGCGAGTCGGATCGTTATTTGGGTCGAAAGCGTCACGGTCTGCTATATCCATGTCATTGGTCATAGTTTTACCTGAAACCATATCTACATACCCTGTACCATCAGTCCGTGAGTCGTAGTTATTGTTCCAAATCATTTGACCACCTCTCCACGAAGCTACGACTCCGTCTGCTTTTGCTCTTCCTTCCTTTGTAGATAGATCTCCAAAACGACCTTGATCGTAAAGATACTGTATTTGCTCTGGAGTCCCCATAGTCAGATCTTGGTATGTTGATGTTTTACCAGTTACAGCACCAGCTATTGCTCCGAAAAGTTGTCCAACCATTGCAGAAGGAGTTCCTAAAGTCATAGATCCTGGAAGTGTAGTTGGATCAAAAGACTCACGTTCCATTTGCTCTATATCCATTTGTGTCCAAGACTCTTCAGGTTGTTGTACATTTCCACGTACAGGAGTAAGCTGTGTTTGTGCTGCAACAGCCGCTGCTTCTGTTGCAGATGAAGATTTAGGAGTATAAGGATTAGCAGCAGTTCTAGAGGCAAAGCTACTAAAAGGAGACTTTGTAAATGTTGCAAGACCTGCAGGAAGCATACCAGATTTAGCACCAGCTTTATATATATCGTTAGTATTAACACCTGCAAGCTGTGTAGGAAGATACTCAGAAGAGCCAAATGCTGAGTTTTCTTGTATCTTCTTTACAACTTCAGGCCAAGATAGCTGTTTTTTTCCACCAACAGTTGCACCTACTGGAGATACAGTTCCAGGTGCTATTGTAGTACCAGTAGAAGTACTCAGTGCATCTTCAAATTGTTCAGCTAGTTCCTCTAGTGTTGCCATCTTTATGTGCCTTCATTGTGTCTTTGGTTGAAACGTCTAGTTTAATTAAGGTTTCCAGTAAAACCAGCTTCCCCTGCAGTCGGCGCAGCACCAACTCCGATTCCTCCACCATCAACCGATGGCGGTTTAGCTGGATTAGGTCCGTCAGGTACTCCTTGAGTCCCTCCCATGCTTCCTTGTTGTTCGCCAGTGGCAGCAGCTTTTTGGCCTGTTCCTTGTTCATTTGGCATTAACCCCTTTAATACTTCAGCAAATACAGCAGCATCATTTATGTCATTTACCAGTGAATCAGGATCTATGTCTTGACTTATTGCAAGCTCACGAATCAGATTAGGTATTTTTATAAACGGTGCTAACATTGGATTGGCAACAGTCTGTAACAAGGCTGTTAACCGTTGTGTGCGTACTTCCTTTTGTATTACGGCACTTGTGCCTTTAGGCTTAATCTCAAGGTCGCCTATCTTCTCTGGTGTTGTATCGTTAAATTGCATGTTCCACTGAAAGAACGCTTCTCCTAGCGGTTTCAACAGATAGTCATCTACATTCTTTATTACAGTCTTAACACTTAAACCAGCACTAGACATAAGCATACTAAGACCAGCAGCAGTACGCCCTGTTCCTGTAACACCTGTCTGACCGTGCATGATTGAAGGTATTCCTGTTTGCTCGTCAGCTAACTGTCTAGCCTTATCGAACATCTGAACATTTTCTCCAGCAGTACTAGGAAACTTTATACCGTTTACTGCTGTTCCTGTAACACCAGATTGTCGCCTGAATATTTTTCCAGGATAGATGTCCATTGTCTGCCCAGGAACCAGTTGTGTTTCATCTATGTCGAATACGAGGTTGCCAGCTAATGCAAGGTTATCTATAGCCATACGGATGTGACCATTCATTAGCATCTGGCTATCTTCCATGTTTTCTGCTACACCTACACCAAAGAGTTGATATGGATTAAGCTCGTATGGAAACGCTTGGTAGGGTATACGAGTAGGTAGAAATGGATTTGCAACAAAACGTAGTATCTGGTTTCCTGAGATCCAGATGTTTACTTGTACTGCATCTTCGCCTTTTATTTCTTTTGGAAGTTCGATACCAATTTCTTCAGCGAACTTTGCATCCATAGTACCCCAATATTCCAATACTTCAAAACGATTTCCTTTATAGTTTGGATCATCGTCACCAGCATTGAGAGTAGTTTCATAGTACTTTTCTTCATAGTTTGGACCGCTTTGGAGAACATTATCAATACCCTCTTTGTTAAAGAATGGACGATTGGAAAGATCACGTATTTGTTCCCTGTTCATTCTGTGTCGTTGTATCACGTAGTCAGCATCTTCTATACTTGTAGCACTTGCATCAGGATAAAAGTCCCAACAGCTTACAGCTTCGATACGAGGTACTGTACGATCTATAGGCGCATACTCTCCACCTTCCCAGTTGTGTACTGTCTTGTTATAATTGAACGGACCTTTAATTATACCTGTACCTAAAAGAGAACACTCAAATATAGCGTGACGTAGTACCGTAACAGCGTTAGTGTCTAGTAGCTGATCTTGTATGCACTTCTCCATAATCCTTGCTGCTTCTGCTGCAGGACTTATCTGTGGCTCCCCCATTCTTGCAGGACCAGAAGCTA